AGATGGGCGAACATACCTCTGAGAAACCCACCGAGGAAAAGACCGAGGAAAAGAAGGATGAGACCAAGGAGGAGATGAGCGAAGTGGTGAAGAAAGTTCTCACCGAGTTCGGCATCAAGCCTATCTCTGCTTCGCCCGTTGTGGAAGCTCCCGTAAAAGTTGAACCCAAGAATTTTGAAGCACTCGTGGCCGCCCATAGCGATTACAAGACTTCGAAGCTCTCAGCCATGAAAGCTGTGATGTTGTCTAACCCAAATGAATATGCCGAAGCGTTAAGCCGTGGCATTACCAAAATCTAACAAAAGGATATAAAGAAAATGTCTACACAAATTGACGGAAATTTTCGCACATTCGGCTCGGCTTCTGCCATCTCGGCGTTCCGATTCGTTCAGCCCGATACCACCACGGCTGGATTCGTAAATGTTGCGGTAACTGGTGCAACTAAAGCTATCGGCGTGACTCAAGAAGATGTTGCGGCGGCTGGCTTTGTGTCAGTTAAGTTGTTTCATCCGACCTTCTTCGCAACAGTTTCTGGCGTTGCGGCAGTTGGCGATACGCTGAAATTTGATGCGTCCGGCTTGGTGACCACTTTGGCCGCCAACCTCGTGACCGCTGGTGTTGCTCTCGAAGCGGCAACGGCAACAAACGCTGTGATCGAAGTTGCGATCCCGATGTTCTAAACAACAACAACAAACAAAAGAAAGAATAATATAATATGAGTTTTATTTCTGGTGGCACAACGATTCGTGCCGACATTAACCAAGCCTTGATTGAAGCACCCGCTGAAATTGGATTGATCGGTGCGGAAGTTCTCCCTCTCTTGCCCGTTTCGGCAAAGAGCGGAACCTACCTCAAAGTGCAGACTGCCGATGCTGACCTCTTGAACGCTGATGCGGCCAAGCGGAACGCTGGTAGCGAATACGCCCGTGCGGTTCGTAAATTCACCTCCGATACCTACGATTGCCAAGAAAGCGGACTTGAGGAGCTAATTGATGACAGTTTCAGGGCGGACGCCGACAGGTTTTTTTCGTTGGAAAGCGAAACTGCGAAGTTCTTGCTCCGCCAAATCAAGCTCTCCCACGAAAAGCGGGTGGCTGATTTGCTCTGGGCAACAACGACTCCTTTCACCACGGCTGATGTTAGCCCTACGGCTTCCTACATTGAGGCCAATCTTGCCACGATCAACGCCCCTGCGGATGTTGCGGCTGGCAAGCTCGCCTTGAACAAATTAGGTTATAGTGCCAATGCGGTCATCATGTCTGCCAATGTGTACGAGCGTGTTCGTCGCACCACCCTCTTGCAGAACCAATTCTACGGAGTTGTTTCTAATACTGGTGGTCGCTTGCTTGATGAAGCTCAGATTGCCGAAGCGTTTGGTGTGGCCAATGTCTACATCGGTCGTGCGGCGATCAACTCTGCTAACAAGAACAAGGCGTACTCTGGCTCGTTCATTGTTCCCGACACCAAGATCGTAGTTGCCAATGTTGCTGGCGGTCAGTTCACCGCTGGCGGATTAGGTCGCACCTTGGTCTGGGCTGATGACGCTCCCGGTGGATTCGTCTCAGAGAGCTATCGTGATGAGGCTCGTCGCTCGAATGTCCTCCGTGTTCGTATGAACACCTCGGAGAAGGTCATTGATGCAAACGCCGCCGTCCGAATCACGACGACTTACAGCTGATAAAAATTGGTGGTTGATTCCCGAAGAGGGGGGATGGGTGAAAGCCTGTCCCCCCTTTTCTTTTGACAAAGGATAATAAACTATATGGCAGACCTAACTAATTCCGAACCTTACTACGACCAGATTTCCCACGCCGCTCGACCCGGTACAAGATATGTGGTCACAACTGGAACAGCAATCACAACGCCGAACGAGTTCGCTGGCATCTATGTTATTACAGATACGAAATTCATAAGCATCTCCTCTGCCGTGACTGGCTTTTCTAGCCTTGCTAATGCTACTGCGGCCTCTGCTTCTACGATCAACGCAGGGATTTATCTAGCTGGAACTTGCACAGCATTTTCTATCCATAGCGGAATTGTTCTTGGCATCGGCGATTAATTGTCTCTAAGGTAAAATCCTTATGATGATTAAAGGCGGGATTCGGATTGGTGGGCTTGGCATATCTGGCTTCGATGCAGATGCCGTAGCATATTTTGAGAGGGCGGGGGTGACAGATGCAACAGCCAAGGGGCAGATTAATTCCTTTGTGAAGGGCGCAAAAGACTTGGGTCTTTACAATAATATGGTTTCTTGGCCCCTACGCTCCGCTCAAAATAAGGGAAGTGGAACGATTGCGTATAGCTTGGGTGGATATGCAATTAACAATGCAACAATTTCTTCAGCGGGATTGTGGGGGACAGATGGCCTTGCATTTATTAATGACAGCAACTTGAACACAGGGCTAACTCTTGGGGCATATCCAGATTCTATATTTACTGTTACAAAATTTAATACAAGTCCCACTTTAAATTCAGAGTATTTATTTAGCGGAGGAATCAATGTAAATGGAAGGCAATTTGTGGCTGGATTATCTAGTGTAGATACTACTGACTTTACTTATGCCACAAGAGATACATGGTTTACTTTTGCAAGTGATGCTGTATCATTTCCTTTGAATGACTCTTCCGCTGGAGTTGGAGCAAGATATATTAGCTGGAGGCCACAAAGCAATACAAGCCTTTCAACCACTTGTAATAATGCTTTTGCCTCTGGAACAATGAATGGATGGGCCGCAAGTTCGGCGGGACAAATTGTTCCAGTCGCAAAATCCGCACAAGACTTTGCATTTTTTGCGATAATAAAAACTCAAATAAACAACACTTTGGATGCATCATTTCGCTCCCTCTACAAAACCACGATGGGAACTGGGCTTGGCTTGCCATAATTAAAAACTAGAAATCCTACTGAAATCCTAAATGAAATATCCTCTTTCTGTTTACCTCATAGCTGGAAATGAAGAAAACTATATTAAGCGTTGCATCCAGTCGTTTGCCGGAATCGCAAAAGAAATGGTTGTATGTATTTCTAGGGGGTCAGCTACGCCCGACAAGACAGAGGAGATCGCACTTTCTCTCGGCGCTAGAATCGTTCATTATCAAAACAAAAGAACTGATTGGGATCATGTAGATGACTTCGCAACGGCAAGGAATACTGCGCTAGATGCTTGTTCAAGCGAATGGTGTTTATGGGTAGATGCTGACGATGTAATGGCCGAAGGCGGGGAGAAGGTGGTGGAGGAGGCTATTGCCCTTGCCATTGAAAAGGACGCTCACCTAGTGGCGTTAAAGTACGATGTTTCTAATGCGGGTCTTCAACCCCTCCGTGAAGAAATTTCAAAGCGAGGCACTTGTTGTTGGAAGAATCGAGTCCACGAAATGCTTGTCACTAAAGAACCAAACAAGACCATAGCGACAGATAAGATATTCCGCATCCATAAACCAGACGGATATAAGCCCAAAAGTGCTGAAAGGAACTTTAACATATTGGCCGACACCCTTTCAACTGCTCCCAACTCCCTATACTACCAAGCCCAAGAGTATTTTCTGTCTGGTCAAATCGAGAAGTGTATTGATTCAAGCATGAGAGCCTTGGCCTTTCCAGAGCTAGAGGACACGCTTCGATATGATGTGCTTTGCAATCTAGGTAGGATTGTGGCGGATGGCGATAGGCTGGCGTGGCTAGGACAAGCCGTGGCTCTCCAACCAGACCGCAGAGAGGCGTATTTTTATATAGCCAACCACTACTCGGGAAAGGCTAGTTGGCATAAAGCCTACGGAGCAATTCGATGTTGCATGACTCTTCATAGGCCAAAAGCCCACTACTGGAATCAAGTCGAAGCGATCTACAACTGGCAAGCCCTCGATCTATTTGAAACTGCCTCGGTTTGTATTGGAGAAAGCGTGGAGGTTGAGAAGGCAAGGAAGATGAAGCCAGCCCCCAGGATAAGCGTGATTCACGCCACCAAGGGCAGACCGCAAATAGCTTGGCAGAGGCGCTGGCAATGGTTGTGCTCGGCTGAAAAACCCCTTGAGATTGAATGGCTGTTCATGGTGGATGCAGATGAGAAGCAAGACTACACCCCGCACCAAGGGATTCGATGCAACCCCGGCGGCATAGTGAACGCTTGGAACGCTGGGGCAAAGCTAGCCAAGGGGGACATCATTATTCAAATGTCCGATGATTGGACTCCCCCGAGACATTGGGATACCCTAATTTCGAACGCTATTGGGGACAGCAAGGCCGAGAAGATACTGGCAGTATCAGATGGGCTGAGAACCGATAAACTCCTCTGTATGGCCATTCTCACGAAGGATAGGCTAAAGAAGCAGGGGCATATGTTCCACCCCGACTACCAAGAATCGGATGGGCTTTATTCCGACAACGAGTACACGGAGCTTGGATATTTAGACCAAGTGGTAATTGAGGCTCGACATATCCAATTCAAACATGAGAATCCTATGTTCACAGGGGGCAACCCAGACGAGCAACTAAAGAACCACAACAAGCCAGAGTTCTACGAGAAAGGAAAAGCAATCTATGAAAAACGCAAAGCAAATAATTGGATGTAGAAAGGCTAAAAAGGGAGAGGATACCAAACGGCTTGGTATGATTACTATTGGCAACTCACGAGTCGATAAAACCAAATATGTCTTAGTCGATATTAACTATGACGAAAAGGCTAAGAAGGAATTATATGAAGCTGGGATGCTGGCCTTGAAGCAAGACCCAGAGGCCGTGATTGAATATGTAATTAAGAAGGCACTAATAGAAATGGCAAGATGCAAGAAATAACCATCAACGATTCTTTTGGGCAAGCTCTCCAAAAATATAGCGATGGGCTAGAGGTGGGGCTAGAGATTGGAGGAGGAACAGGGGACGGCTCAACTCAATGTATTAAGACCAAGAAACTATTCAGCATAGAAAACCACCCCGACCGCATAGGCCGACACTCAATGAACCTATCGGCAAGGGGAGGAATCGCTATCAACGGCACGGCAACCATATCGACTCTATGGATGAACAAGAAAGATGTTGGGGAGTTCTATCAAACTACAAAGACAACCCTTAACCAGTACCCGCTAGAGCAGATTTTTGGATGGCTTGATGAGTGCCTAGAGAACGCCAAGAAATATCCCACGAGCGCAATCGAGGATATTCACTTTGAACATAGCGTGGATTTTAACTTTGTATTGATTGATGGCTCGCCTTTCTCTGGGGAATCCGAACTGCGTTGCGTCCGACCATTCCTAGCGGAGAAAGCAATCATCGCATTGGACGATGTGAACGACATTAAGAACTACGCAAACTATGAAAAGCTAAATAGAACCGCAACCCTGCTATGGGAGGATATGGCTTGTCGGAATGGGGCGGCCATCTTCCAGTTATGACCAAGGGAACAATAGATTCGGAAGCTCCGCAGATTCATTGGGAGCATCTTAATGTTAAGGGGGGAAGAGTCCTAGACTTGGGATGCGGATTCTGGACGGAAGGAGAAAGGCAAGAGGGCAACGGCACGGCAAAATACTTCCTATCACAAAACCCAGAGTTCTACATGGGAATCGACACAAACCAAGGAGACATTGAATCTCTAGCCAAGCAATATCCAGAGGGAAAATTCCTATGCCAAAGGATAGAATCATCAGAGCAAATCCAAAAACTGATTAAGGAAAACTTAATAACTCATATCAAATGCGACATAGAGGGGGAGGAATCAAGGATGTTGCAGATTGCAGATGTAGGGACACTAAGGGAGATCGCTATTGAACTTCACTATTCTGATTTGTGGCTAAAGGAGCTTATGGCTTGGTTTGAGTCTATTGGGTTTGAGTGTTACCGATATGACTCTGTTTCTTTCTGCTCAGAGATAAGCGTTATTTATGGCCGACTAAAATGCTAACCATCTTCACGATTGTTCTCAATGGGATGCCCTATATTGAGAAGCACCTAGCAGAGTTTAGGAAACTGCAAATCCCTTGGAGATGGAACATCGTTGAAGGAGTAAGCGATCCTCTAGGATGCACCCGGTGGTGCAAGCAAATCCCAGACAAATACCACAAGAACTTCGTAAGCGTGGACGGGACGCACGAATATCTTGAAAGCATTAGAGGTGAAAACATCTCTGTTTACTGGCAAGCCAAACCCTTTGAAGGGAAGCTGGCGATGATTAACGAAGCCCTGCGGGGAGTAGAGGGAGGGGTGGTGATGCAGATTGATTCAGACGAGATGTGGAAGGCTGAACAGATAGGCGCTATTTTTGGACATCTCAAGGGATGCGAGGAGGGGCGAGCGATGCAGTTTAACTGCAATTATTTTGTAGGGCAGAATAAGAAGGTGGTGACTAGGGAGGGGTTTGGCTCGAACTGGTACGAGTGGTTCAGAGCGTGGAGATGGGGAAGGGACATTCATTTTACAAGCCACGAACCGCCCAAGCTCAATGTCCAATCCTTGATGATTCCGAGGGGAGTCACAGAAACTTGGGGGCTAACCTTTAACCACTATGCCTACGCCACGAAAGAACAGGCACAATTCAAAGAAGATTTCTATGGGTACAAAGGGCTGGTTGAAGGATGGGAAAGGCTACAACAAACGACAAGCCCAGTTAGGCTGAGGGATTATCTGC